TGTCATTTGGACAATTTGGTTTGCACCCGTTCCAACGTCTAGTGTGGCGACTGTTCCAAGACCAAGTGAAGTGCGAGCCGTTGCAAGTGTTTCAGTTACAAAGTTGGAACCATCACCAACAATGAATGCACCATCAGCTGGTGTAAGGCCTGCAACATCTGCAAGTTGTGCATCATATGCTTGAACGTTCGTGCCAATGGCAAGACCTAAACTAGTTCGAGCCGTTGCACCTGATTCAGTCACAAAGTTGGAACCATCACCAACAATGATGTGTGAGTCTGTGGGGGTTAATCCTGCAATGTCTGCAAGTTGTGCATCATATGCTTGGACATCTGAACCAATGGCCACACCAAGTGATGTTCGAGCTGTTGCACCTGATTCAGTCACAAAGTTTGAACCATCACCAATGATGATGTGACCATCTGTTGGTGTAAGGCCTGCAACATCATCAAGTTGTGCATCATATGCTTGAACATCTGAACCAATTGCAACGCCTAGATTTGTGCGGGCCGTTCCTGCATTATCAAGATCACTTAGATTATTTGATGCAAGAAGATCACCTGCACCAGATGAGCTAAATGTCAATTCACCTGTTGATGCATCTTGAAGAGATAAAAATTGACCATTACTACCAAGTGAATCAGGCAAAATCATTGTATATGATGCAGCTGCTGAATGAGGTGGACCTTTTAAAACAATTCCATGTGTATTCTGTTCACAATTAAACTTAACTTGACCACTTCCCCTTGTGGCATTTCCCACAAGTTCAGGCACACCACTTCCGTGTGGATCAAGTTTGATATTGTTATTTGATGCAGTGGTTGCAATTGACCCACCTGTTGATGACCCTGATGAATCACTATTGATCTTTAAGTCACCAACTGTGATTGGTGTTGAGGTGGTTGCACCACGTCCAACCACATCATTTAAGGTGTCTGTTTCAGTTGCAGTTACATTGGTCAACAATGATCCATCAACGGCAGGTAGTTTGGCAGCGGCTGTCATTTGGACAATTTGGTTTGCACCCGTTCCAACGTCTAGTGTGGCGACTGTTCCAAGACCAAGTGATGTGCGAGCCGTGGCACCACTTTCAGTCACAAAGTTGGAACCATCACCAATGATGATGTGGCCATCAGTTGGTGTAAGGCCTGCAACATCATCAAGTTGTGCATCATGTGCTTGGACATCTGAACCAATGGCCACACCTAGATTTCCTCTTGCTGTTCCTGCATTAGCTAAATCACTTAGATTATTTGATGCGAGTAAATCACCCCCGCCTGGTAAATTGGTCAACAATGATCCATCAACGGCAGGCAGTTTGCCCGCGGCTGTCAGTTGCACAAGTTGGTTGGCTGAATTTGCACCCGCATTGAAGGTTGCAGCACTTCCACACCCTAGACTTGTTCGAGCTGTTACACCTGATTCTAAAACAAAGTTGGAACCATCACCAACAATGAAGTTGGAATCTGTAGGGGTCAATCCTGCAATGTCTGCAAGTTGGGCATCATATGCTTGGACATCAGTGCCAATGGTCAGACCAAGTGATGTGCGAGCCGTGGCACCACTTTCACCGATCCATTCAGAACCATCACCAACCAAGAAAGTGGAATCACTTGGTGTCAATGTTGCATTCACATCATTGATTGTTTTGAGATTAAGAACAACTGCACCAGTCAATCCGTTTACTGTTGATACTGCATCAGTGTTGTCAATCACATCAAACATTGCACTTGTGATTGGAGATGCTGCATCTTGATTGAACACAATGTGATCACCAACATTCAATGCAATACCTGCCAAGGTTCCACCTGTTGAAACAATGTAGAAGTCACCTTTGACTGAACTGGTCAAGTCAGGTGTGTTGGTGGTTGCGTTGTATGATCCTTTATAGGTCAATCCACCCGTGGCACTACCTGCACTCGCAGGATTTGGTTTTATATCAATACTCATATTTAATCCTTATTTCACAAAGCCTGCAATGAAATAGACTGAATCACTTGATGCACCTTTTTTGAATGCAACAGTAGACACCTCTTGTGCGATTGTTGCAATGTCATCACTATATGAATAGTCAACAGGAAGTTCATTTGTAATGGCATCACCTGCACCCGTTCGAGCACGATATTTGATATACATCAAGTCAGATCCTTTATTGACCACAGCCAAAAAAGCAAACTTCAAACTTGCTGCACATGCTGAACCCGTGGTTGAATCCACAAAGTCTGATGAAACTAAGTCATTCCAATTGGTGTTTGCTACACTTGACGCATTGTATACACCACGGATTGAACCTGAACTAATTGGATCATTTGTTTGAAACGGCATCTTTTGATTCTCCTTCATTGTTGGGTTGAGTCTTTGACTTGATCACATTGGAACCTGCAAAGATCAAGAATAAACTATCAATTGCACTGATGATTTCTGCATGTGCTTTTCCTATTAAAGCAAGGATAAACAAGACTAGCAAGGTGCAATAAAAAGCCATTGCTTTACGTCCACCAAAGAAGTCCAACATGGTCTTGTCTTTGGTCTCTTGTGTCTCTTCTATTTCAGTCTTCATAGTCTTCATCAATCAATCTGTAAACATGTGCAACGTCTTCAAGGTTTCGAGTGCGTTTAACCACACCTTCACGCCACGTCTGATCTGGTCCAACACCATGTGCATTGCCTTCTGTGGTGTGGAAATTTCCATCTTTATCAGGTGAAGTGCGTGCAATGGTGATGTGGTTACCATAGTGTGGTGTTTGTTCTTTGGATGTGTACACAACCACCAAGTCACCTGGTCTAATATCTTCATTCTCTTGATGGCGTGAAGTCTCAAACCAATTGTCATATAAACGGTAACATGAAGGGAAGATCTTTTGACGTATATTGAAACGCACCTTTGTTCCATAGACAGCAGCTGCAAAAGCACCGCACCAAGCAAACTGACCATTGCGTGTGTAATCATCTTCCCAAGACCAACCAAGTGCATTGGTGTTCTTGATGTAGTATGTGATGCGGCTTGAATCACCACCTTCACCAGGTTCTGTGATGTTGTCTGACCACTCTGATTCAGCATTCTTCAAGACATATGCAACGTGTTCATGTGGATTTACATTGCGTTCAATATTCACATTCACATTCTTTTCAACATTGATGTCAATATTGATCTGATTCAATGCACGTTTATACCGTCTTGTTTCATGTTCGAGTGCGTCAAGTTTTTCTTCAAGTTGTGCTTTTGTATATCTACTCATACATATTCCTTTCCATTGTCAGATGTACCCAAGACACCTGATGTGTTTGCAATATAGGCATCCACTTGTTGACCTGCTGTGGCACTTGCATATGCCGTTGGTTCAAGTGTGCCGTTCAAAGTTGAAATGCCGTGGGTTGTGGTAAACGTAATGGTTGCAGTTGATCCATTGTCAACAATAGAAGAAATGATCAAACCTGTGATTGCGTTATCATGGTCACCTGGTGGTAAGTAATCAACCACATCATCCACTTTGAAGAAGTCAGAATCCTTGACATCCACACCCAATGCATTGGAGTTTGAGAATGCATCTTGATCAATGGTCAATGTGGTTGTGGTTGGTGCGGCTGTCACAAGTGCTGAATCATTCCATGAAGAAGAACGCAACCCTGTATGGATTAATTCAACTTCACATCCTTCACCCATTAACTCTTGACGTATGGAACGGATAAAGCCAACACCATCAGTGACACCATAGTCAGGACCATATGCTTTCAACAATGGAGAATTGACCAATGCATACCTGCCAACATCCATCAATGAACTTTGACCTGTTCCAATCATGCCACGCCATACACGCAAGGGATTTGAAAGAAGATTAAACAACCGAGTGATGACAGGCAAAAAGAATGAAAAGGAATCACCACCCGTTCCACCAATTTGGTCAGATGACACACCAAACAAATCCAATTTAATACCCTTGGTTTCATTGTTGTATCTGTTGATTGCTTCTTGATTGTTGAAGATGCGTTGCGTTCTTAGCTTCTGTTCATTGACATCATAATCAAAGTTGATTTCAATCTGTGTGACTATGTCTTCATAGGTTGACCAAGCTGGTGGATTGTCTGCAATCCAATCACCTTCATTGATAGTCAATGCACTTGATGCGGCTTGTTCGAGTCCAATGGGTTGAAGTGCTATCTTGCAACGTCCATCTTGATTGCGTCTCATCACCAAGACTGCACCCATGGCTTGAAGAAGTGGTGTGAGTACTCCTCTAAAATCCTCACCTTCACTCCTCAAGTCAAGGTTGATCATTATGTTTGGAATGGATTCATATTGCAAGAATGAATTGATGTCAATCTCAGTGTCCTTAATATTCAAACCAATGGATGACTGATCAAAAGAACCATTGATACTTGAACCCCCTCCACTTTGAAGAAGTCTCAAGATGGCTTCACCAGGTGTTTGAAATGTGATTCGGTTACTCAAGTAAACCCTTGCAGGTTCAAATCCCGACCAATCACCAAAGGATGAACGCCTTGAATCAGCAAAAGGTTCTTGGATGTGCAATAAGAATCCAACATCTGATCCACCATAAGTTGCAGTTGATTGGTGTGTGATTGGAAAGGTCTGTGATGATTCACGTTCATTCTTCCTATCATAATAAACCACCTCAACACCAAAGGACACACCCGCACTTGCAGACGTTGGCAAACCAAGGTTGTCTTTCACCAAGATTGTTGGTTCACCATTTTGATAATATGCAAGTGCCGTTCCTCTGAAGTCATTCTTCTTGCTTTGGTCTTTTCTATCTCCACCTCGAAATGATGCCCAAGACGCACTTTCAAAAGGTTCTTCAACTGCACCTTGTTGAACAATTGGGTCACTTGGATTTGGAGTGACCCAAATGTCAAAAGGATAGTACAATCTTTCCATGTTGTCTGTGGTGTATATGCCTGTGATGTTGTTATCCCATATTCCCAAAGGTGGAAGTTCATATACATATTCAAGATATTTCAATGCACGTTTACCAGTGAAGAAAAAGATGGCTGTGCTTGCAGTCTCTTTATTCACTAAAGACTTCATCATAAAAGATGTGTCATCTGATAACTTCCAATTGATGAATGCACCGAGTGCACCTTGTGCTGATCCTGTTTGATTGGTTTCAAGTACAGTGTTGATGATTTCAGGAAACCGTTGAACACCTGATGTGATCCTGTATGATTTGATTTCACCACGTGGTGTCCTTACTCGAACACGCTTTGTTGCAGGTGATGCAGGCACAAGACTGTTGTATGATGCATCTGTGTTGTCATAAGTCAGATTGGTGGTTGTCATGCTTTCAGGAAACAGACGGCCATCTGAGTTTATCAATTCAGGATAACGTGGATGGATATAATAGTTTCCATCATCAGCAGGTGGCAAACTTGCGTCAAAGGTTGTGGAATGATCAAGCGGTAAATCATCAGCATCAAATGTCAATGTGGATGAACCTGTTGAACCTGTAACCCTAAAAGATTCACTGTCTAGTGTGAAGATTCCATACTCTAGTTTAGAGCCATTCAATTCATCAAAGTTGTGGTATCCATGAAGAAGACCCGTTTCAATTGCAGTCTCTGAAACCTTGTTGTCAATAAGAGCTGTCAAGGGAACCAAGGACAATTGGATTGAATCAAGTGTGTCCACAATGGGTGATGATTCAATAAAGCCATTGATAATTTCAGTCATAGCATTGATTGAACCATCTGGTCTTTTTTGACCCATAAACAATGAAGCCTTACGACCTCGAAAGTTCACAATGTCTGTGAAGACTTCAGGCACATTGGTTCCACCCAATGATGATGCATGTGTTTGAATCGGTGTGCGTCCAACACCACGGTTGGAAATAGTCAAGGTTGTGGATGTTGCAGAACTCACCCGCACTGATTCAGCTCCAATGTGCATGACACGTGGAAAGGACAAAGAGGTGAAGTCTTGATCAACTGTAATTGTCTTGGTGGTGTCATTATGAAATATATCAGTTGACACTTGTGCCTTGGTCACATCAGTTGCACGTGGTCCACATCTTCCAAAGATCACATGTGGATCATCAGTGCCACCTCTTAACCTTTCAGAGGAAAGGACAATTGAAACGGGTGCATAGTCTGCAATCCCACCAGCAGGATCAATTGAAGCTTGGTATGCACCAACTGAAACAATGCCTTGAACGTTCGAGTAAGGAACACCCGTTGTCAAGTTGGCATCAAGGTTGGTTGTGGAAATGTCCACATCATCAGACACATATCTTGTGGATAGTCCACCAATCTCCAAAACAAAGACGCGTCTGCCGTGGTCCTCAAGTATGCTCATGGTGTCACCTCAGGTTGATATAGATCAAAGAAAGAAACTGAAACAAGGTCACAGTCTTCAACTTCCACTTCAAACAGAAGCATATCACCACGGTTTGCAGGTGGAATATATAAGGGTCTTGGATCATCAGAACCACTTGTTCCACTTGGTGGATCATAAAAGGTGGCACCTGTGGTTGCCAATGCAGGTCTGTCAAGATCTCCATCATTGAACATTTGAAGGTGTGCAGGGAATGTGAACTTGACCGCCTTGGATAATGTGGTTCCACTTGTATTTTTTATTCTGAATGTGATTGCAGGACTATTCCCACTGCTCGAATTTGTGGCTACGTATTGAAAGATCACACCAATCCATTCACTAATTGGTGTTGATCCATAATAGAATGAATAGTATTTGTTTGTCTTGTTCAGACCTGGTGAAATACCTGACCAATTGGTGTTGGTCACTACATTGAAGATTGTGGCAAAACGTCCAATGGTATCCTTAGCAATTGTATAGTTGGCATGACCTAGGAACTTACAATGCGACATCTGAACCAATGCTTGTGCAAATTGGTTGACTACTCCACCCATTACAGTGACACCCATAAAGGTGGATTGTTCCCTTGCAAGTGGTTGGTATGATCTTGGTACTAACATCTTTAATTACTCCAAACAGCCAATGCAGTGATGCGTGGTAAAGACAAGGACACTGCCAACCTGTCAGCAGAATCAAGTAGTGTGTCTGATTCCACATAAGCAGTTGGATTGATCTTGTACAATGGAAATCCAAAGACCACAGATTCAAGTGTGGTGTTCTCCAATGATGGTGTGAAGGTGAATTCATTCCACCCGTTCGAGGTCACAGAAAACAACCGATTCATAAAGGCAAACTTTTTGGTGCCACTAATATTGACCACATAAATCCACAAAGTGATTGAACCACCTCCAATGAATAGTGGACTTTGGACCTGCATGGATTGACAATCTCCCACGCCTAAAGACTTAGGACTTTGACCACGGCCTGTGAATGCACTTGATGGATTCTCAACACCCGACCAGATCAACAATGGTCGTTTCCTTGATCTCAATGTTTGAATGTTTGTTCTCCATTGGACACCCGCACGTGATGAAAGTGCATTGTTTGCACCAAGGCGTGAAGCTCCAAAAGGTGTGATCTTGTCAGAACCTTGTGCCGTGTTTCCTGCACTCAATGGTGAAGTCAATGCAGTGAAACGTGCGGCAATCACTTGAACGTCCACATCATATGTGTTTGCATCAACCTTGCCTTGCATGACTATATCCACATAAGCGGCTGTTGTGGATGATGTGAAGGTGTGTGAAACAGTTGCATGTGCGTATGTGCTTGAAGTGGACGTCACTGAAATTGAACCGTTTCCTTGTGCCACACTGTTGGCATCTGTCAAGGTGAACTTCAAAGTGCCTGTTCCTGTGGATGTGACACGTGCTGCAACATGAAATTGAATCGTGGTGTGATTGTTGGAGGGTATAGGCACACGCCATCTGCAAAGATCCACAAATGATGTGGAGTTTGTCACACAGGTGTTTGCATCAAAAGCTTGACTGATGCAGTTTGAGGTGGAGCCGTGTGCATGAAGATAGTTGGAAAGGTCACCCATGCGTGCCAATGTGGTTGTGGTAATCACACGGCCTGCAATCAAATCACCTGTATCAGGAACATTGGGTGGACTTGTAAATGTGTTACTCATAAGTGCTCCATTACTAAGGAAACAGGCACACGTCTTTTCAATCGGTTTGGATATACCAAATTAATGGTGCTTGCATCCACCAATGAACACCTGATGCGTCCTGTGTTTCCATTGTCTTCAGATGTGAAAAGGAGATCATAAGCGGGTTGACTCACATTGATTCCACTTGTAATCAAAGACCGTCTTGAATCACCAACGTTTTGGTAAAACGTGATTCTTTCACCATTGCCAATGTATTCAATGAAGTTATTTGTGAAGTGCCTGTATAAATCTTTAGTATCAAGTAAGGCATCAAGATCAAATGATAAGACAGATTGAACATAAGAACCAACAAAGTTGGATGCATAGCCACCGCCTATTTTGCGCCTTGACTGTGAAACGGTTTGTGTCTGCATATGGTGATCTTGATAAGGTCTTGTGGGATACAATGCACCAGGCAATGGGTAGTCTGCTGTTAAGGTTTTAAATAAGGTTCCACTTGGTGATTCATTACCACTGAATCCAAGCCTATCTCTAAATGATGTTGAAACCCAAGCCACTGCACCAACTGCATTGGAATACATGCACTCAACATGTCCATTGTCATTGAGGTACCATTTTATATAATTGCTTGCAGTGTTTGCATTTAAGTCAAGCTTTTCAAGATTGTTGGATGTGTTCACATCATCAATGTCACTTGTGGTTCCACGTTCTCGAATAGCAACAATCAAATCTTGAACATTCAACTTGCCTGTGATGTCAAAAGAGAATGTGGTTGAACCTGCCGCATTCTGAAATTCATATTGTGAGTCTTTCAAATTACTTCCACGTGTCCAATTATTTGGTGATGTGAAAGACGTTGCAGCTGTTCCATATGTGGATGAACCTACACCAAGAACATCATCACCATCCTTCAATCTGACCTTGAAGCTATCATCACAACTGATCAAGACCTTATCACTTGAATTGATGGAGATTGACCAATTGGTTCCAAAGTTGGATGTGGATTGAAGCAAGTCAGACATGGCAAAACCTGATTCACTTCCACGTCCATTCAAGAATGATATTGCATCATCATAAATACCTTGACCAGTTGTGAAGGTTGGTAAGGTGACATTGTTTGAACTTCGGTTGAACACATTCACACCTGACCAGGTTCTTGCATTGAATGCACTTAACAAAGCAAAGTTTGGTGATGGATTATTTAATGGCATGACTATCTCCTATTAATTCGAGGTGAACCACGTCTTGATGTATTCATAATAGTGACCAACCTGTCTGCAAGTGCTTCTTCTGCCGCCTTCTTTGTATCATATACAACAGCACCACCAAAATTGATATTGAACACCATTGAATCAGTTCTGACTTCTTCACGTTGTGGTGTTGGTGCTGTGGTTGGTGCTCCTGTTGGTGTGGCACCTGCACCACCCGCACCACCTGATGAACTAAGTGCTGAACCTGCCGCACCTGCAACCACGGCCGCTGTTCCAAACAAAGCCGCCGCTTTAAATGATGCGGCTGATCTTGGATCACCAAGTGCACTTTGTGAGAATCCTTTTGCTAATGCCATTAGTGATTCAACACCAGCCTGTTGAGCAAGACCCTTCAAGATCTCTGCTGTGGCTTCTTGGAATGAATCACCAAAGATCAATGCACCAACGGCCGCCTCTGCAAACCCCTTGCCATATTTATCAAAGTAGTCATCTACCAGTTCACCACGTTCTTTCAAGTTCTCTTGATCCAACTTCACCCGATCCAATGCAAACCGATCTTCAATGACTTTCAGGTCTTCACCCTTCATGCGTGCAAGTTCAAGTTCTTGGTCATACTCCAACTGTAACATGGTCAGACGTTTATCTTGTTCAGCCTGCAATGCACCAAAGTCTGTGATTGATGAATCCTCTTGAAGTTCGAGCGTTCTTCTAGCAAGGTCATGTCTGACTTCAAGTTCCTTTAAGTTGGCTTCTTGAATTGCATTCAGTTTGTCTTGCTCAACCTTCTTGGTTTGATTGAGATCTTGTTGCATGATCTTCTGAATAGCTAAACGGAATCGTTTTTCTTCAATCAGTCTTTCCTTGGTTCCATCTTTAGTCAAGGATACTGACAGCTTATGCCGTTCCCTTTCCAATGCAAGTGCCTGGTCAAGTCCTTCTTTCTCTTCTTGGATGGCCATCATTTTAAGTTTTGATGATAATGCAAGTTCTCTTCTTGCCTCTTGCACTTGTTCCTTTAGTCTAGCTTCTGCCGCCTTCTTCCTTTCAAGGTATGCTTTCCTTTGTTCTTCACGTTCCTTTTTAACAAGTTCAATTTGCTGTTGTTGGACTTTCATTCTCTCAACATCAACAGCATTCAACTCACCTTGTGCCTTGACCCTTGCCAAGATGGCCACGGTTTGATCATGGTTGGCATCTTCAAGTTCTTCTTCAAGCTTTAAGAGTTTGATCTTTTGTGTAAGTTCATCATCAAGTTGTGCAATTTCATCACCTTTGTTTGCAATCTTTGCACGTATTAAAGCGGATTCTTTTTGAAGGTTGGCAAGCTTCTTGGCATCTGCCTTCAATGCATCGGTTGAACGCTTTTCAAACTCTTGTTCCTGTTCAGCAGCAGCCATCAGTTCATCAAGCGTATCACGTTGCACCTTTTGAAATTCATGGATGGCTTTGGATGCGGCCGCACGTGATGCAATTAAATCTCTGTCTGCCTTCTGTCTTTTTAAAACATTCTCAACATAAACAGCACCACCAATCTTTTCAGCTTCAGCCTCTTCACGTGCCGCATCAGCCGCATTCTTTTTAGCTTGTGTGATCTTGTCAAAGGTCTTTCTATACTTAGTCATTGCAGTCTCGAAAGCTTCTTTAGCTAATTGAGATTCAATGACAGCCATTGAAAACTTTTCAAGTTCTTTGGTGCTTGGAATGATTCCCTTTTCTGCCAAGGCTTCAAGCTTTGATTGGAGGTCAGATGATGCCGCATTCATGGCTTCTTCTGCCTCTTGTGCTTCTTGTGCCGCACCTGTGATCATCCTAAATGTTTCATAGACCAACACACCAGCCGCAACCACTTGGCCAATTGGACCGAGTAAAGCAAGAAAACCTTTTGCACCCGTGTCACCAAGTCCTGATATACCTTGACCAAGACTTTTGAAAGACTCCTTTAATTCACCAACAGCACCACCAACATTCTCAAGACCTTCACCAAGCTTTTCATTAGTGGCACCAAGTGTATCAGCTAAGGATGAACCCGTTTCACCAAGTCCCTCGAGTCCACCCGTTAAATCATCAATTTGTTTATCTACTTTTTTAGCACCAGATAGTTGTATTTCAATGTCAATTTCAGGTGTGGCCATTGTTCATTTCCTTCATCTGTTGTTCATGTGAACGTCTTTGCATTTCCATGGTGTTTGAATTAAGTATATCAAAGCATTCTACAATTGCACATGATGGATTTGGAAATGTTTCAGTAAGTCGGATTAATCCTGATTGATGTCTGTTGAATGCTGTGATGATTGACGCCATCTTGTTCATTCCTGCAACAGGACAAGACCGCACCTTTAAATCAGAATACCATTCACCACAATTGGGTGCCACTCGGTAACCTGATATAAAACGACCATGATTATCTTCTTCAGATAATGGTAGACCGCTTTTAAAAGGTCCTCCACAGTTGCCACGCTTTTGACGCAATCCAACATTGGAACGGCATTGATCACAAGACCATCCACGGCCTCCACTAAATGGTATCCATACAGCAGAGGCAAGTGCTATTTTCCCACATCACCAACAAGTGAAATGCGTTGAATGTGTAACACAAGTTCTGTGATGGCTTGGATCCTGTGAACCTCTGGTCTGATGGCTTGGATGCTTTCAAGGTTGGCATCTTCACCATCAATGGACACAAGTGAAGCATCAATCATTTCTAGGTATACTCTGTTCAAGTATGCTTGATAAGAAGATAAAGCCTGTTTCTCTTCCTCTGAAAGTGCATGGTGCCAATTGGCTTTTTCCTTGTCATCATTAGGTGATTCAATCCACAACAGTCTGCCAAGTTCAGAACGGGTGAAAGACCCTGCTTTCATTTCAGCCGCTTCACGTTCAGAAGGTGATAAGGCTTTCAATGTGAACTTGGTTGCATCTTCTTGGGCACTACCATTGAAGACACCATTGGTCAAGTATTCAGTTCTTTGGTCATCATCCAATTGAATGGATGGATCAAAAGAAAGATATACATTTACTGTTGAGTTCGAGGAAACAAGAAAAGAAATTGCCATGTGTTTACACTCCCAATGCAATACGCAACGGGCTGTTGCCTGCACCCGTTTCTGCAACATCACCACCAAAGCGGGTTTGTTTATAGTTTAAAGTTTGACGTACAATGTCATTGCCACTTACATCATATGCACTTGGATCATTGGTAAGGTATGCAGCAGGCAACATGAATGCACATCCTTTTCCATCACCAACAGGACCAGTGCCAACCAAGACTTGACGCACAGTGCGGTTGAAATAATCTGAATTGATTGTTGTGTTTAATGTGGTCAATGTCAAGTTGAGTTCAACATCCACGTCACTGATTTCCATTTCAGACATGGCAAGGATGGAATCAGAATGACCAAGTGGTGTCAATGTGTTGGTCACTGTCAATGTGAAGTCTTCACAATCAAGTTTAGTACGTGAAAGCTTATCACCTGTTGCACCTGCATTGGTCAATGAAGTTGGTGATGTGGATGATACCACAACATAAGAACCTCGGAAGAAAGGTGGCGCACCTGTGTTGTAAGATGGTTCAACAGGACCAGCCGCATTTCCATGGTCATCTTGGATGCACGCACTTTGAAAAGTAAACTCACCCATTACCCGACCGTTATCTAAAGTGATTGACAAAGACTCAAGAACACATCCAAAGCAATTGGTTCTGAAGTTCACACCATTGACTTGGAAAGCTACACTTGAAACCTTTTCACCCGTGTTGGTTCGTGAACCAGGATACCAAGTCTGCATTGCTCGAATAGTATCAGAAGTCGTCAAGGCAGATAGTGCGGGTGAAACTGCAACATCATTACTTTCATCATTGTTGGTGACTGCTGTGTATTCTGCACGCCCTGCAACTTCAACACCAATCAATCCACCAATGGTGTAGTTGGCTTCAACTGTGGTTGGTGTGAATAGGTTGGTGTCAGTTGCACTTCCAACAGCTGATGCAGTGTCATCAGCAAAAGAATGTTTAGCTGTCTTGAATCCTGCACCAAGCAAGTAACCAAGATAGTTTGAATCATAGTTTCCTGCCGCACTTCCAATGGTAGTCAAATCAAGTTGGATGACCACTTGGCCTGTTCTTCTTCTCACTCGGTTTCCACTTGAATAAACGGTGTCGGGTTCAGGTGGCAAACCATATGAACCATCACGTGCATCATTGCGTTCACTTGCAACGGGTTCACCATAAATGATAATAGGATCACGTTCACAAGGGATTGATACAAAGGACAACCCTGATGTGGATGGTAATCCCGTGGTTGAATCCAAAGATCCAAATGTACTTTCATTAATCACACCAATTGATCTGTGTGTAACACTCATGTTTATTCCTCCAAATATAAAAGGTCAAAAGGAAGTAAAAGCACAACGGCCTCAACTGTTCCATTTATGTCTTGTATGTTTTCTGTGGTTGGCGCACCAGGTATCAAAGACACAATACCTGTATTGACTAGATCATAGTCAGGACCTTTCAAAGTATCAATCAACTTGGCAGCATCTTCATTGATTAAACGTCTCAAGAATCCAATGTCTTGTGGTATATCATAGCGCACACGTAATTCCATGGATGACCTCTTGCGACCACTCAAACCCGCTTCACCATCATCAGAGGCAAAACCAACGGTTATGATTTCAAAGTATCGTGTGGAGTTCACACGCTGTTCCAATGGTTGTGTGCGACCATTACCCGTGGCAATGGCAATGAATCCATGATGTGCATCAGTCTTGGGTGTGATGCCTTCAATCATGTCTTCAAGTTTTTCAGTTGCTTTGAATATTCCTTGACTCATCTTTTGCTCAACTTGTCTGCTATTGTTTGACGTGCTGACACCACAATCAGTCTGATTTCACTTGGTGAAAGACCAAGGTATTCACGTTTTGCATTCACTGCATATCCATAGTATCTGACATGCTTGGTCAATCCAATCACAAAGCGTGTTCGAGTCGCACTAAGAATGACAAGATTATTCATCAAAGCACCTGAAAGAACAAGGTCCACCTCTGCACTATCTGTCTGACCTGGTACCGTTCCACGTTTCCTTGATAGGTGTTTGTATTCTCTATAACCACCATCAAACTTCATGGTCTTTCCTGTCTTGGTCAATACTCCACCCTTGGGTTTCAACCTTGCACCCGTTCCTTTATCCACAGATATATAAATCTTCTTCCTTGAATACTGTGTGAATGCTGAACCGTTTGCATCAATCCCCTTGCTAGTCCTTAGCTTGATGGATGCAAGTGTATCCATGGCCAAACGTTGGGAGTCTGCCTTGGTCCAAATGTTCTTTGGTAGTTTCAGATTCACCTTGGATGGCATTAGTGTTTCATGCCTCTTGTTGCAGTGAAGAAAGAATCACTAGTTGTTCGAGTGTAGCCCTTCCATGATGCTCTAAAGTCTGAAGCCTTGCCACCTGTTTCACGTCTGTCAAGTTCTCCATCATCTATGACACCATCACCATCCAAGTCCAATGCCAATGAACGCAACGCAATCTCCATCAGATCATGGCAACGTTGCCTCATTTGTTCTGCAACATCCATCTGTAAACTTTGTTCATAGATCAGTGCGGCTGTACAATAAGCATGTGCAAGGTGGAACTGTTCAGGATTAAATACCTCATCTTCTGTGGCTTGATCAGCAATCACCACGTCACGCACTTGTAAAATCAATTCATCCAATGCACCTTTGATTTGTGATTCAAAATCACTTTGACGTCTTGGGATCATGTCTGCCAATTGTGGAAACAATGCAACCAAGTCATCATGTGAAAGACCAGTCTCAAAAGGTCTTGGTGTGGATTTAAGCAAACCCTTTTCTTGTTTGGATTGTGTCAATGCACCGAGGTCTGTGACAAAGTTGATTTGGTATGGATATGTGTTGGCTGTGGTCAAGACTGCAATGGTGTTGGCCAATGTGGTTGACCACAATGCAAACTCAAGTGATGCAGTTGATGACAAGTCAATTTCACGTGGCAAGGGTTCAGCCAAGATAGCAGTTGTTCCAACCACTCGAACCACAGTCACATTGTAAAAGGTGTCACCATTGGTGATCAAGAACGCCTTCATCTGATCACGTTGCAAACCTGTTGCCTGATTATCAACTGTCAATGTGCGTCTGTCATTAGCAATGGCTGAAACGGTTGCATTGGCACGTGATTGTGAAAGACTGTAATTAATAGCATTCAAGGTCAAGACAGGTGTGCCACTGATTGGACTCGGTGCAATCCATTCAAATGTGTAGCTTTTATTTAAGACAGCTTTTCTCATCTCTTCTTTGCTCCTGTGTTGGCATCTGAAATGTCTTTAGATGTGGCAAGTTTAAGATTTGCAAGTTCAACAAAGTTGGAAGTCACAGGACTCCATGAATGCCTGCAATTGTAACCCCCACCAGATGACCTGACAGACAGACCTTGATTGTTATTTAGTTTACTCATTTGATCTTTGCTTACCACCTTATTTATCAAGGGTCTGCAAAAGTTGCGAGTGATGCCATCTTTTGGACCAGTGTATAAATACAAATCCATGCCAACGGCATCAGCTGCAATCATGTTGACAGATCTGCCAAACTGACTGATCTTAGTTCGCACCTCTGTGGTCAAGGTACCTGCACCACGTTGTAAGGATTGTGCCAAGTTAGACATTGCTTGATCTTTGGGTGTATCTACAACCATTGACAGCAAAGAGTCACGCACGTTCTTGGAAACGGCAGGCACAACAATGTCATCAAAGACGTTCTGAACAGTCAGAGTCTTCAATGCGTTTACTTCATTCTCAATGAACAAAGGTGTCCAAGTTGGATCAACCACATTCAATGATTCATTGATGGATTGTAGTAATTTATCTTGCTGGTCAATAAAATCTTCTATTGATTCAGCAAATCCCCCTTGCAAAATCAGATCAACCAATTGGTCCTTCTGAAGATCAAGGAGTACAGCAGGATCAGTCTGTTTAAGAAGCTCATCCAATTGTTTAAGAAGCTTCTTTGATGATCTCGAATAGACCATGCCAAACTGATCAGCCGTTTTCTTTTCAGCTTTTAGTTCTTTGATCTTTGCTTTGGTGATGTCTGCAAGTTGCTTTGGTTGGTCTTTCAATTGACGTTGAAGATCTTGGATGGCCTTCTCATCAGCATCAACACGTTCAGCCAACAGGACATGTGAATGTTCATCAAAGCAACAAAACATTAATCAACTCTTATAGACAATCAGTAACTAAGAAACCAAAGGATGAATCAATCATTTTGAATTCATTCACTTGTTCAGCCCAAACATAACGGCGGATTAAATCAAGGCTATCATATTGACCTGCAATCATGTCTTTGTATTCAAAGTCAAGAGCGGTTACAGGCATGGCCTTCACGTTTCCTGTCTTGGATACAATTGAATCAGATCCCTTCATAATACCCATAAAGATCTGATCACCAGTCCAAATGTAACCCTCTGAAGACGTTGCACCAGGTACAGCCGTTTCACGTCTAGCAGCACCAACGTAAACATTAGGAATACCAAGAACGTTTTGAAGAACTTGAATGATGGCTTGGTCATTAAGAAGTAAGTTACCACTTGCCACACCTTTGGATGCATCCCCTACATAACCACGCATTTCAGGATTACGTGCTAACTCTCTAAACACTTCACGTCCAAGAACTAAAGTGTCAGGATTGATACCATGTGAATTTGCAAACACTAAGTCTTTTACAATGTGAAGGTCTGACAAAGGTTCAGCACCAGCCGCATTGAACTTGACACCAGCACCACCTGTGATGGCTGCCGCATCTGACTTACTGCCTGCTGCAAAATTACCAGCAGTAAAGAGAAGATCAGCAGCACGTTTCTCTTTTGCAAGTTTCATGGTTCGTGCAACTTTTCGAATGATTCGAGCTTCTTCACTACCAGGATATTGAGAATCAAAGATGTCCTCCATGGCAATTGAATCAGATGCAGAATAGATCTTTGCTTTATAGGTCAAGCTTGTGCGGTCAAAAGATCCAATCATAGGACGTGATGAACCTGGTGCTCGCTCTAGATCAAGATCAGGTGAACCCATAAAGTTTCGAGTATTCTCAATCAGTAAAGTTCCACTTCTTTCAGGGATATTTACTTTCTCAAAGATTTGATCAGCAATCAGTTGTGAATCACTAGGAATTGACTCAATTGCAAGAGATGTGAGGATCTGATCAACAGGATGTATATTACTATAAGATGAAGCCATTGTTTAAACTCCTTATGCTTTAATAACAGATGGACCAGTGAACAGAACAAGAAATTGTTCACCTTGTGCCGCTGCTGCTGTTTGATTGATATTAGGAAGGACACGTGCAACAGGGTATGTGGATGAACCAACAGCTGCAACTTCACCATTGGCAGCACCTGTCAAGATTGGTGTGGTATGGAAAGCAATTGCACCACCTGCAATCACTTTGGTAGTTCCATGAACCACAACGTCAACTGTTTCACCTGCACTGCAAGCACGTTGAGCAACACCAACGCAACCAATTTCAGTGCCTGCATCAGTGATGGTGACTTTGCCCGCTGCATTAATAGACACTAGAGCAAATTCAGTGATGGCTTCAGCAGCCACAAAGCTTTGAACAATATTTTGAGTTTGCATGATTAAACCCCGTATGCTTGATTATATTCAGAGGAATTAGAAGTACGGAATTCAGTAAGTGCTTGACTATAACTGATTCCCTTATCTTCACTTAATTTCTTAACTTTAAGATTGATTGTTTCTTTGGTGATCTCTTGACCACTCGCACCGTGTCCAATGGTAGTCATAGGCACAACGCTATTTGATTGACGTTCACTGAACATGTTCCAAAAAGATTCACGTCCTTCAAGCTTCATGTCATAGGCTTCACGTGCAACAGCTTCTTCATTAGGTGAGATCTTTCCTTCATTGAGGAGTTGATTCACAGCTGTTGATTTCTCCACCTCAATCTTGGCTTGACGCAATTGAGTCACTTGTTCTCTTAACATTTGGATTTCAGACAAGAGTGCAGGACTGGTCAAAGACTCATTCATCTTTTTGTGTTCATTCATCTTCTTGTCTTTCTTGTCATCCTCATCTTTCGAGTAATGCTCATTCATCTTCTTCTTGTCATCATCATAATGCTCATTCATCTTCTTCTTATCATCATCATAATGCTCATTCATTTTTTTCTTGTCATCATCATAATGTTCATTAAGCTCTTCATTGTCTTTTGCAATCTTGGCTTCATTGTCTTCATTCATGCTTTTGACTTGCTTTTCAAGTTGCTTGATCATCTCATCTTTTTGACGATTCAAGTCTTGTTCTCGGTTTGCAAAGTCAACAAGATCATTATGATCCATAGCATTCAATTGATCTTTTGAATACATGCTCAAATTCTCCTTTAGAAAAATTCTATCTATCTTGTCAGATTGTTGTGCGGGCCGTGGTGTCAATGTGATTGCTAAGAGTTGAGCATCACCAACTTTGTCACCACCATCACGCGTGAATATTTCACCATGTAAATACTCAGGACTTGACCAAAGTATTCCACCAGCTTCATTAACTACTTTTAATCCTCTTTCATTATATGCAGGGACTGCATACAATCCATCATCCTTGACTTCAAGATCAATGATCATGCCAAGTGCATTGCCTGCATCAGGACCTTGAACGCCATCTTGAAATGGACTTGTGGCATGTTGCCAATCAATGATGACAGGGTCTGATTCTTTTCTTGCATTGAACACTCGAACCATTTCATCCAACAGTTCAGTGTCAATAGAATCACCAATGGGTTGACCATTCATGCGTGAAGAGACTTGACCCAATGAAAGAGTTTTGAAAGGCCTGCCAACGGTCAGACCATCAGGAACTTCATATGTCCTGACTTCATTTAACAGTGATGCCTCTGCATACGCTGTCAATGATTGTGATTTTGAATCAGCTGTTTTCATTTGTTTGACTACCTTTCTTGACCATGCAAACCCTGCATCACCACCCCACAGATGCCAAGCTTGCCAACCTTTACCCTGGTCAGACCATGTTGATCCTTGTTTATCAACTTCATGGCGTGTGAAATAGTTCAACATTCTTTTGACAGTATCAGGACTCAACTGTTCACCATTGGACAAGTCACGTGCACGTGCAAGTCCAACTTCAGTGCCACCTCTTTGACTTGGTGGTTTAGTTGCTCGAACTTCAAGACCACGCCTTGCAGCATCTTGGACACCTTGAGGTGGAGTGAAATCAATGTGTGAATACTTATCAGGAATTGACAACAGTTCTGATTTGGTTTCTTTTTCAGTGCGTTGTGGATGGCCCTTTGGTAGCAAGTCCAAGTCTGTTGTATATGACTTTTTCCGTTCACCCGTTCCAACCAATTTCAAGAATGCTTTGACTCGTGCCAATGCCCATTGAGTGCGTGACGTGACTTGTGGTCTGTGGCTTGCAGAGAAGGCACCCGCACCACGTCTAAACACTGCTTTCAACTTACCAAGATCAACCTGTTTGGATTTGGCTGAATACTTGTCATTGTGTTCATCTCTATATTTCTCAAGTGTCTTGACAGCTTGATCAGAAATCTTGATTCCACCTCTTGCACCACTTGCAGACCCTTTTGGATTCTTCTTGGATCCTGTGACTTGGTCTTTCTTGGGTGCAGGTGTTTGTGCTTGTGTGCGTTTCTTCTTGGCTTTCAATCGGATCTTCTTAACCATTGGCTTGTTTCCTCTTGATTAATGTTTCAGCAAGTGAAGCCACGCCGCCGCCTTGTTTGGCTGTTCTGTCAAAAGGTGAACGCTCTGCTATTTCAGGAAGATCACCTGCACCAAGACGTTCTCTTATTGCACGTTCGAGTTCATCATCTGGTGTCAACAATCCTGACTGAACAAGACCAGGCAACATGCCAAGTGATTCAGCCAAGTCATCAGTGTCAAGACCTGTGTGTGTTAACCGTGGCAATTTGGATGGATCCACGTACCCATAATTCCAACGGATTAAACGGCCTATTGTTCCACCCCCACGCCTATCACATCCACTGATCTGACTTGCAACAATATCACAAAGATTGATTGCCGCACGTCTGAACACTGATAAATGGACTTCACCAACTGACCTTGAACCCGTGTCTGAAATACCAAGGTTTGCAAATTGTGCCAAGAAGGCTTGACTGATTTGGTTGTCACATTCTTTGATGATGTCCAATGGACCTTGTGAATATAGGTTTGGTGTCATAGCATATGAATCAAACTTCACAACAGGTGATTCCACCAAGTATGATAATTCAGTTGAGAGAAGTGCTTCAGCTTGTGCCGTTGCATCATCAATCATTTCACTAATATCAGCATCATTAAGACCTTGCATTTCAGCCTGACCACGATCAACTGAAACCTTGGGTGTTGGAATTGCCCAACGTTCAAGACCAACGCACATCAAGTTGGATACACGTTGCTTGGTTCTCCACCACCACCAAACAGGACGCAACATGCCAATGCCTTCAAAGTTCGAACCTGTTCTATTGAGTGTTAATAAAAGAAGTTTGTTGGCTGGTATAGGTTCAGGTGTGTATGTATAACCAACCACATTTTGCATGACTCCATCCAAGTGTTGGCCATCCTGTGACAACCACTTGTTGTGTGCTGATGGTTCCCTGTCTGCATAGTAGTCTAACCACACTCTGATTTTACCTGTGGAATCAGGACCAACCTTATAGATTTCCTCTGCATATCTGTAACCCGTTGGCACAAACTCCCACAGGTATGAAAGTTGATCCTCGAAAGATGCAGACATTTGACCTGCAAATCCATCTAGTCCAAAAGCTTCATTGGCATAGCGTGCAAGTTCTTCACTTACTGCATCACCTTCAACACCAGGTTGAAAACGCCATGTTGCAGATAAAAGAGTTTGTCTTAACATATGCCATGAACGTCTGACCACAGGATCAGTTTGTAACATCTCCTCTGCTTCACGTACCCAATTAAGGCCTGTGAGTTTTGGATTCTGTTCTTTGCCTGTGATCTTGCCACCAGACAATTGGGTGCCTGTGATACCACGCGTTCTAAAACGTGGCAACATGGCCTTCATATGTGGTTCATCTCTTTTATCATCAATCATAGTGCGCACTGTTCAGGATGGATGTGTTTTTTATATTGTGTGTAATATAGTTCATCTTGTCAATGAATTATAATTCATGTACATATAACACAGACTTCAACGCATTATAAACCTTTTCAATTCCTTACCACGTGATAAACGTAGAAAGAGATTGAATCATTTGAAACACACCTTGATGCCTTGAAGTCTTTTTTAATATTGTCAATGGTGTTGGTTTGGTGTAGTCCTTAAGTGGACTTCAATGCACGCATTATCCTTTTTATTTTCTTTTATACGTGATGCACGTACTAAAGAGAGTAGATATTTTGAACTCAGATCACCAGTGCATTGGAGTCTTTTTAAGTTTCATCATATTTAAGAAGACCATTTAAAGGAATTTGCACTTGAGTTGACAACATAGCATTAAATCTTGATCCACCTTCTTCAATCACTTTGTCTTGTCTTTTTTCATAAGAACTTAAGGTTTCTTGTCTGCTGTCAAACACAATTGGAGTTGACCAATTTTGACCACAAGGTTCTGAATGCTTTGGCAGCTGTTGCAGGCACAACTCCGTTTCCAAGCATTCTAAGTTCATCTGTTCGATTACATAAGGATTCACACAATTCACCATAGTCCATCCAATTGGAAGACCCATTAATGTTTCCACCCACCGCGGATTTAATTTGTACTTGCCTTGGTGGTTCCCAAGGCTTCTGCCCCTGTCCTCTGAATGATGGCCATGCATCTGACATACTTGATTCTCCAACTTGCCTGACCATGCACTTAAATTGATTCCATCTTTCTTGATCTGTCCTGATGATGCCTTTGCCATGCCTGTCCTTGGTGTACCCCATTGTTTCAAAGGAGATACCAAGAATGAATACTCTTCTTCTTTGATGTGGTGCACCACATTCAGACGCACTGAATATTCCTGCCGTTGTGTTGTAACCCAATCTTTCCAACTGTCTAAGGACATGTAACAAAACTGACGTTCCTGCAACATCATCTCCATCTGATCCAAGTTTTGAACTGATGATCCCTTCAACGTTTTCAAAGAAAACAAGGGCAGGTCTAACAAGTTCAATTCCTCTTCTGATATATGGAAACAAGTGTCTTGGATCTTCATCTCCTCTTTTGTGTCCTGCTGTTGAGAAGGGTTGACAAGGAAAGCCACCAGTGATGATGTCCACTTTTCTGTAAAACTCTGACCATGGAAAGGTTTTAAGATCCGTCCAAATAGGTGCAACGTCCAAGAATCCCGTTTCCATTTTCGCAACCAGGTTGGCTGCTGCATAGGCTTCGATCTCACTATAACAGATTGTTCTAAGATTGCTGATGACTCTTTTAAGTCCAAGGTCAATGCCTCCATATCCTGCACAAAGACTGATGTGTGTAACTGTTTGGGTAGTATCCATGTCATTAAAATCCTCCAAATTTCTTTTGTCTTCTAGTTCGAGCATTGCCACGTCCAAGTGACTTGCGTGTTGTGATGGTTGGCAAAGACATCTCAGACCAGTAATGGAAGATGCAATCATATCTCAATGCATCAAGTGGATCTTCACGTCCATCTTTCTTGGGTTCATCTTTGGTTGGTGTCCATCCATATGACAAGACAGCTTTCCTGAATGAATTGCCAATGGCCTTTTCACCACGGTTCCATACTTCACGTGTGCACAAGTATTTCCTTTGAGCAATGGCACGTTTCACTTTTTGGATACCATTCAACACGTTGGTCATCACAGGATCTGTGGTGAACTTCAGAGGCACACCTATTCCACCTTCATGTGGAAGTTTTTTCATTGCTCTAAAAGCTGAACGGCCTGTCTGATCATTTCGAGCTGCACCCGCTTTGTCTGCAACACCTGAATCCAACCATATTCTTGGACCTGGTGCAGATGACATCAAAGACCGTGGCCATGCAATCAGCAAGATCATCCTTGCAAGTTGATCAATGGTACACTCTTGTGGATTGATTTCATGCACAATGATTGTGGCTTCACGTTCTTCATCATAGACCATGATCAAGACACTTGGCTTTCTAAATCCCCAATCCACAGAGATACGGCCTGTCATTTCAGGTCTGTACTTGAAATCATCAATCACATGGTTGGCAGTCCATTCAGAATAGATCAAACCACTTGGTGGACGTGGTTCATTCATCACCATGGCAAGGCGTTCTTCTTCGGGTAAAAGCTTGGTGGCTTCAAACCATTCATCAGACAGGTTGGATTGATTGACATATGAAGTGAAGAGGAGTGGTGCATATCCTGCCTTCTCTGCAAGTGAACACCACCATGCATCTGCAACGGGTAAACCAACCATGATCAAGATTGGTGTTGGTCCACTCCTCAAACGTCCAAGTGCCTTCTGTGCAACCTCATCATCCTTGAATGTTTGGCATTCATCAATCAAGGCCACACCGCTTGTGATGTTCAAACCCTCCAAAGGATTGTGCGTTGCTTCACGTGTACCTGGTCTGAAGTATGAACGACACCATATGGATGAACCTGTGATAGGATCAGTCCACTTGGATTCAAGTGCATTGAAAGTCCATCCTATAGGACCTAACCATTTTTGAAGTTCAGGACCAAGAACAGATCTATACCGTGGTGATGTGTCTGTGATCAACAAGGATGATGTACCTGGTCTGATGCGGCTGATGAACCACAGTGCAAAGACCAAGCCACTTGTTTTACCCGACCCCCACCCACAGCGTGCGCTTATCACTTTGTCTTTTCTTCTGATTCGAGCAACTATATTTTGTTGCAGTTCATTAAGGTTCAAGTTCATGTTGTCTTTATGGAAGTTTAAATGTTTCTAAGAATTGCCGTGTGTGATCTACATGTGATAGGTCTTCAAGCATTTCAAACAAGTGATGTGGTGAAATGGAATAGTGGACGCATTCTGCAAACTGTTGATAATTGTCAAACATGTGAACTACCTTTTGCACATTCACCTTTCCTTTTCTTGATTCAGGTGTTGGTAAATATCCAATGCACCAGATAGGACCAAACACAGATGCATCAGAAGATTGCACAACGGTCTTGGATGAATACTTGGTCATGCCAATCACCAACAGGTTCAACTTGTTTATATAGCTGTTTGAATACCTGGTAAGGAATTGCAATGCTCGGTTTGGTGTACCATCTTTCAATCTGAATACATGGTTTATGGCTGAATCCATTCCATACTGTGTGACCGCTTCATTGGTGATCATCTTGAATTCTGCAACCATCAAAGACTTGAAACGGCCTGTTGAATCATCACTTGGATCATAGTTGGTTCTATAAGTCAGATCATGCCCAACATTATCACCATGGACCAATTGGGTTCTGATGTTTGAACGGCATCTTGAATCCTTGTAGAACTCTCTTAAGATGTAATGATTGTTCATTTGGGATTGATAAAAAGCCGTGGCACCAACTGATTCAAACTTGTATCCTGCTGATGTTCTCCATGGATATGCAGGACGGCCGTGGTTATCTGTGTAAATCTTTTGATATAGATCAAGGGGGATTTGATAGTTCATGTGTTCTCCTTTACATGAATAAAATTTAGTTGTCTGTATTAGCATCAGGACGTTCAACATTCAGCAAGTGGTCAGTCTGTTGAATCATGGCTTTGATTTCATCCAAACCTTCTGACCTCGAAACGTGCATATCAATCTGTTCTTTCTTAGACCATGATTCTGAAAAACGTCTTTCAAGGATCCAAGCAGCTGCACGCCAATCTTCTGACTGTGAAAGTTTGCTGACTAGTTTGGCTTCACTGATTCCAATGGCTTCATCTACCAGTTCATCAAACTCTTCATGCTCTTTCCTCCATCTGTGAAAGGTTGCTTCACTGATGCCCTCTGCAAGTGCTGATGCTCTAAATGTGTTTCCATTGGAAATGTGTGTGCAAATTTTATGCACTCGGATTTGGTTGTACTTGCACGCGCGTGATTTAATGCTCTTATCTTTATTAATAAGAACAGCTTCACGTGCTGCCAAACCTTTCAAGTCTTCATCATTCATCTTCTTCTTCTTCCCTTGGGTCTGATTCAATGATTCGGTCAATCTCTGCTTGCAATTGCCAAACCTGTCTTCTAGCTACCTGTTTGATTTGTTCATAGGCTGTTGGATTGCTTCTGATTAGTTCCCTTGATACTTCAAGTGCTAGGTCAATTTCTTGTATTTGAAGTTCAAGGTCTTTGATGCGTTCGAGGTCTAAGTCTGCAATGGTTGTCATGGTGTTTCCTTCTTTCCATCCAAGACCAAAACTTTGAAGCACATCAGGTTCCAATAAGTCTTGCCTTCATATTCATTGGACTCCATAGCACCCTCAATGAAAACCTTGGTTCCACTTTGAACATGCTTGTCAATATACAATGCAGTATTGTTGAATGCTTTACAGTTGAACCATTGGGTGTGTGGATTGCCTTGTTTCTTGGATGATACTGCAACGCTAAAGTTGACCAGTGTGTTTCCATTGGCCACGGGTTTACTTTCAGGATCACGTCCTACATTTCCAATGATGTGAATTTTATTTAGACTCATGTGCCTTGTCCTTCTGTTGTCTTTCCTTGATTCCCCTTTCGAGCATTTCACGCATGACATAAGAACGTGGTTTATTCTCACGTTTTGCAATATCATCCAATGCATCAGACATGATCAAGGGAACGTTTAACATTATTGATTTCATATACATATCACTTTCCTTGTACACATATACATATATACATATATATATACATACACACAAATGAATTGAAGTCAATGTTAAATCAAGTATTATAGACAAGTAATCACCTATGCATTGGAGTAATGACATGAATGTAAACTTTGATTCAATTTGGCACATTATCGGATTGCTTGGAACTGTGGGTTCTTTGATCTTTTATGCGGCTCGAACACTTGGAAAGACTATGGAACAGATTGAAAGGCTTCAAGAGGCCATGTCTCTTCTTCAACAAAATCTTGAAAGTCAAAGTCTGTCTTGTAAAGAAGGACGCATTGAATTGTGGACTGAAGTAAACAAGATGCGTGAAAGACTTGCCAAGGTGGAAACCATGCAAGATCACCAAGTTCAAGTGAGTCTACAACAGAAATGAATATTAAACTAATCAAACAATCTGGTGGACCTGTTGACATTGTGAACGCTGCACGCATCTCCTTTGGTAAACAAGTTGAAAGCATGTCAGACAAAGATTGGAAGTTGATCAAGTACCTTTGGATGAATCAACACACTTCACCTTTCAGGCATATCTCTTTTACTTTCCATATTAATGCACCGATCTTTGTTTTAAGGCAATGGATGAAACACCAGGTTGGATGTGCGTGGAATGAAATCAGTGGAAGGTATGTGAGGTTTGAACAAAGCTTTCATTATCCAAATGAATGGAGATCAGCACCACATGATTCTGTGAAACAAGGAAGTGGTCAACCGTTGGATGATGAAACACAGTCAGATTGTGCCACTATATATCAGAACATGATTGATTCTTTGTTTGATACATACAACCATCTGTTGTCAATTGGTGTGTGTAGAGAACAGGCAAGAATGATTTTGCCCGTGTCTTTAATGTCAGAATGCCATTGGACTTGTTCATTCCAAGCTTTGATTCATTTCCTAAAACAAAGAACTGATTCACATGCACAAAAAGAAATTGCAGAATGTGCATGGTCTATTGTGGAGCTGTTGAATGAGGATGAAGACATGAAAAAACTTTTGTCTGTTTGTGGCTTTGTTCAATGAACTGGTCAGAACATTGGATCAACCATGCGTTCTTGATCTCGAATCAATCGCCATGCACACGTGGTCAAGTTGGGTGTGTTATAGTTGATCAATTTAATAATCCTGTTTCAATGGGTTTTAATGGTCCACCTCGAAAAGCACCAGGCACTTTATGCAATGTGGATGAATGTGAACGTACACAAAAGAAGATTCCATCAGGTACACACATTGAAATTGGTTGCCATCATGCTGAACAGAATGCATTGATGAACGCATTAAGAAAAGGAATCAGTGTTTTAGACTGTTCTATTTATATCACTACTGCACCGTGTTTGGTGTGTGCAAGACTGATTCATCATGCGGGTATTGAGTCGGTTTATTATCCGTCTTCAAGTGTATATGATACAAGAGGAAAAGAATATCTGATCAAGAACAATGTGAAGATGAATATGATTAATGTTTCCAATTGACGTGGTGACATGTTAATTTGTGTACAGTCTTAAATGGTTTGTGCCTTGCTTATCATTGAGGATCAAGAAAAGTTAATACATAGACAGTGAAGGTGTGGTGTTCTCCCTAAGCCCACACCTTCACTTCTTATGTCCAAAAGTCATCTGATGCACGTCTGTCTGAACCTTGCATTTTAAACTTGAAGTCTTTGCACATGGATCCAATGCGACTGATTGAACGCATGTCAAGGAATTGGGTTTTCATTTGTTTTGGTGTCATGTTGGATGCAAAGAGAACTTGAACACCAGCCGCATGTATTGCATGAATCAGTTCATTAGTTGTCTGCCTTGACCATTCATTCTGTCTGAAGAATCCGAGTTCATCAAACAGAACCACATGCACACCATCCAACCATGAAAAGCGTGGATCAGTGATGGACTTGTCAAAGGACTTTCTAATATCTTCCAACAGCTGTTGATGTGAAACATACTTGACCTTCTTACCAGCCCAAATCAATTCACGTGCAATGGCACATAAAAGGTGTGTCTTTCCATTACCCGTGTTCCCATAGATTAAGCCGCCTTGATGTTTGCCTTGAACAAACTCCAATGCAAGTGTTTCAAGACCAGGTTCAAATTCATAGTTACCAACATGCTTATCAATGGCATCAGCTGTCAGACCACTGTTCTTGAAGTTGAGTAGATACTTGTTAGTAAGTCCACAATACTTGCAAGGGACACCATAGGTATATGAATGCTCAACAGGTATCCATAGTCCATCATCATCAATGATCAAGTTGTGTGGACGTTGTAAAATGTCTTCAATCTCTTTGCCATCTGTCTTGATCATCACAGGTTTATATTCTGCAAGATCATTGAGTGTGCGTGTCTCTTGCTTTGAATGTAGACCTGAATGTGATGCAGTACATCCATCATATTCACAAGCTGGTAAAAGGTTCACATTGATT